AAATGGGCGACACTATGCTCCGTTGTCGCTAAGTGTCGCAAGAGCGTTAAGGATTCGCCTAAGAGTCGGCTCAGCTCGGGCTAGGATAAGCCTAGAATAAGCTGAACTGTATAGGGGTTCTGTTATTTCCAGCCTTATCTCCAGCCCTTCGCTAGATGTAAGAGCCTTGTCCTAGCTAAGCTACGCTTAGGTCTAGGTATTCTTTGTATGCTTAGACAAGCTAAGCATAACAGCTTACTGCTTTACTTTCCGTACTATCGTAGCTACCCCTAGGGGGAGGCTCACGCTATGTACCTACACATATATATTACCTCCAATACACAAAAAACAGAATTTGAAATTAAAGTGTGTTATAATACCCACAAGACAACTCTAATCTGAGCCTTATGGCAGAACCTAAAAGAAAAGCAGGAAACCCTAACTTCCACAAAGGTATGAAAGCACCAGAAGGTGTAGGCAGACCTAAAGGTTCTGTAAACAAGTATACTGCTTTGGCACGAGAGTTAATGTCAAACAAATCTCCAGAGATAGTAGAAAAAGTAATTGAGAAGGCTATGGAAGGTGATGTGCATTGTTTGAAGATGTGTTTAGATAGAATCCTCCCTGTCCACAAAGCTGTTGACTCAACACGCACAAAGGCAGATGCTCAAGTCATAATTAATGTTTCCTCTCTGGATAACATACAACAACAGTTAGATGTGACTCCAGAGGGCGAACTTATTGAACCTGTGGAAAAATCTGATGATGAAGTAATCGTTAATATAGACTCAACACCAATGGCAGAAAAGTTTGGCTGAATTAGACATTAATCTGCACCCTGCACAACTGCAGATATTCAAATCTAACAAAAGATTTAAGATAGTCGCTGCAGGCAGGCGATTCGGAAAATCCTACCTATCTGCTTGGTTATTATTAATAAACGCTATACAGTCTGAGTCTAAGGATGTATTTTATATAGCACCTACCTTTCAACAAGCTAAAGACATTATGTGGGCTATGCTGAAAGAATTAGGAAAAGATTTAATTATTCAAGCATACGAGAACACTGCTGTTCTTACTTTGATAAATGGTAGGAAAATCTATTTAAAGGGAAGTGACCGACCAGAAACTCTGAGAGGCGTGGGTCTATCTTATGTCGTGCTTGATGAGTACGCCAGTATGAAACCTATTGTGTGGGAACAAATTATACGACCAACACTTGCGGATGTAAAAGGTAGAGCCTTATTTATAGGTACGCCCGCAGGTAAAAATCATTTCTTTGATTTGTATCAAGACGCACTAGAAGATACAGAAATATGGGATGCGTTTCAATTTACCTCTGTTGATAATCCTTTTTTACCGCAAGAAGAAATAGAGGCTGCTAGTAAGTCAATGTCGTCTATGTCGTTTAGGCAAGAGTTTGAAGCGTCATTTGAAACTTTTAGTGGTGGTATATTTAAAGAAGAGTGGTTTAAAGAAGATGAAGAACCAGACGAGGGTACATATTGTATAGCAGTTGACCCTGCAGGTTACGAGGATAGTGAAAAAGAACGCAATCTAAAACGCTCTCGACTGGACGAAACTTCTATTGCGGTAGTAAAAATCGACCGAGATAAATGGTGGGTCAAAGACATTATACATGGCAGGTGGAACATTAAAGAAACAGCTAAAAAAATTCTTGGTGCTGCGGTTAGGGTAGAGTCTAACTCTGTAGGGATAGAAACTGGAGCATTGCGTAATGCCATCTTACCTTATTTGGAAGATGAAATGAGAACAGAAAACAAGTGGCTGTCGCTTATAGAGTTGCGTCATGGTGGAAAAAAGAAAATAGATAGAATAACATGGTCGCTACAAGGTAGAATGGAACATGGTCAGATAACATTTAATCCAGATAAAGACTGGAAAGCGTTTAAAAACCAAATGTTAGATTTTCCTAATAAAATGGCACATGACGATTTACTCGATTCGTTAGCGTATATTGACCAAGTAAGTGTGGCAGATTTTGCACACTCGATAGAACTCGAGGAAGAATGGAGTCCAGTAGATGATATTGCAGGATATTGAAGATTTAAACGATAAAGATTATGAAGATGTATTAGAATTTAGTGCTGACCCGACTACTTTAAAAATAAGGTATGTTGCAGCGTTGTCTATTATTGCAAATTTTGCTAATGACATAGACCCTACTTTAGTACCAGATGATGCAAAAGTAGACTTATCTATATGTAAGATGATTATGGATGGTCACATTGAAATAGAAGAACTCAGCGATAGCGTACACTAAAACTATGTTTTGTGTTATAATCGCAACAATTTCTTAGGAATAAACTTTTATGCTTGACAAGAAAGAGCAACAATACCAAGCCCTTGCTAGTTGGTTGATGTATCGACTTGATGGTTATCGTAATCATCGAGATATAAATTATACTGCAAAGTGGGATGAATACTATCGTATTTGGCGTGGTATTTGGGATTCTTCTGACAGGACAAGAACTGCGGAACGCTCAAGAATTATTGCACCTGCTACACAACAAGCAGTTGAGTCATCTGTCGCTGAATTAGAAGAGGCAACTTTTGGCAGGGGAAAATGGTTTGATATTCAAGATGACATGCTCGACCAAGATAATAGTGAAGCAGAGTATATAAGGAATTTATTACAAGAAGATTTAGAAAAAACAGGTTGTAAAGATGCTATTGCAGAGGTTTTTCTTAATGGTGCTATTTATGGTACAGGTGTTGCAAAAATTGTTGTTAACCAAACAGTAGAAAGAGCACCAACAGAACAACCAGTTGAAGGTTCAATGTCTGGTATGAGGGGAATTACTGAATACGCTTCTATTGATGTTAAAATAGAACCTATATCACCCCATGAATTTCTTATTGACCCTGCTGCCAACTCTATAGATGAGGCTTTAGGTGTCGCCCACGAAGTAATTAAACCTAGATACCATGTAGTACAAGGCATACAGTCAGGAATTTATCGTGATGTACCCTTAGATGGTGATTATGACACAGCAAGACTAGGGTTTGATGGTGAAGTAAAACAAGCAGATGAGTCAGATTCAGTAAAAATTACAGAATACTGGGGTCTTGTACCTAAAAGATTCTTAAAAGCAAAAGCTGACAAGGATGATTTTGAGTATTCTAAAAAAGATGAGTTAGTAGAAGCAGTAGTAACTATATGTAATGATGAATATATTTTGCGTGTAGAAGAAAATGCTTTTATGATGCAAGATAGACCTTTTGTTTCTTACCAACATGACATTATCCCAAATAAGTTCTGGGGTAGGGGTGTCGTAGAAAAGGGATATAATGCACAAAAAGCCCTTGATGCTGAAATGAGAGCAAGAATTGACTCAATGGCATTACGCAATACTATGATGATGGCTGCTGACGCTACTAGACTACCTCGTGGAAGTAAATTTGAGGTACGAGCAGGCAAAACTGTACTAACTAATGGTAATCCTAGAGATGCAATCATGCCATTGGACATGGGTGCAATGGATGCTAGTACATTTAATCAAGTAGCTAGTCTACAAAACATGATTCAAATGGGTACAGGTAGTGCTGATATGGGGTCAGGGCAACAAGATACTGCTTCTGGCATGTCTATGATGCAGTCAGCTAGTATCAAGCGTCAAAAACGCACCTTAATGAACTTTCAGAATACATTTTTAATACCTATGATACATAAAGCTATGTATCGTAAAATACAATTTGATGTAGATAGATACCCTGTAACAGATTTTAAATTTGTACCTTACTCTACTATGGGAATTATGGCAAAAGAATTAGAAATGCAACAAATGGTGCAAATGTTACAAGCTATACCTAAGGATTCACCTGCATTTAATGTTATTTTATTGGCAATGTTTCAAAATTCTAGTATACATAACCGCGACCAGATTGTATTTAGCCTACAACAAGGGCAAGCACCTAATCCAGAGATGGAGCAAATGCAACAAATGGGTATACAATTACAAGTACAACAGGCACAAGCTGAAATACAGAAAACTATGGCTGAAGCTGAAGAAGAAAAAGCAAAAGCTATTTTACATACAGCACAAGCAGGTTCATTACAGCCAACAGAAACAGATATGGTAAAAGAACAAGTGCAAATTGCTAAAATGAGTGCAGATGTACAAAGACAACAGTCTGAAACAGCAAGAAATCAACCAGAAGTGGAACATTTAAAAAGTGAAACAATATTAAACCTAGCTAAAGCTAGAGCAGAAGGAACAAAGTCAGTTATTAATACTAGACCACAGTAAATACATGGCTAAAACAGATGAACAATTCTTAATAGACAGAATGTCTATGATGGAAGTAGAAGGTTGGCACGATTTAGTTGCTGATTTAAAGAATTTAGAATCTAATATTACTAATATTAATAATATTAATTCTGAACAAGACCTTTGGGTAATCAAGGGTCAGTTGCGTATTATAAATTTTATATTAAGTTTAGATACTGCAACTACAATAGCGTTGGAAGAACTCCAAGATGGAAATCCGACATAGTTAAACTTCATAACCCATAGTGGGCGGAGAAAAAATGAGTATAGTAGTAGAAGGCACACCAGAAACAGGAGAACCTGTACAAGAAGCAGTAGTAGAAGAAGCAGTTGAGGTAGAAGCAACAGCAGAACCAGAAGGTAATGTAGTTGAAGAAACCACAGAAGCAGAAATACCTGCTAAATATCAAGGAAAAACTCTTGCGGAAGTAATTGAAATGCACCAAAATGTCGAACAGGCATTAGGTAAACAGGGTTCAGAAGTTGGAGAACAACGGAAATTAATTCAAAGTTTATTAGAGGCGCAAAACAAAGCACAAACTACTGAAACACCACAGGAAGAGGAAACTAGTTTTGAAGATGTATTTTATGACGACCCTCAAAAGGCTGTCAATCAAGCAATTGAAAATCATCCAGATGTACTCAAAGCTAGGCAGCAAATTGCTGAACAAGAACAACAACAAAAATTAAATGTTCTTGAGAAAGCATATCCAGACTGGGAAACTAGAGTTGCAGACAAAGGTTTTCAAGACTGGGTTGGTGCAAGTGAAATAAGGAAAGATATTTTCCGTAAAGCTGACACAGAATATAGACCAGACTTTGCTATTGAACTTTTTGATATGTACGATAAGATAAATATGGTACAAAAAACACAAGAAGTTAAAAAGAAAGAAAAGGCTAAAGTTGATAAAGCATTACGACAAACTGTATCTGAAACTCGTTCCACACAATCTGTCGGTGGTAAAAAAATGTACCGCAGGTCTGATTTAATCAACTTGCAAATTACAGACCCGAATCGTTATGCTTCACTTGCTGATGAAATTCAGGAAGCGTATGCAGAAGGTAGGGTTAAATAATCATTTAATGGAGAAGTAAAATGGCTTTAGGTTCAAACCAAGTAACGACTTCCGTAGCTAATAACTTTATCCCCGAACTATGGAGCGATGAAGTTATTGGTGCGTATAAGTCAAATTTAGTGGTTGCTAATTTAGTAACTAAACTATCTCACAAAGGAAAAAAGGGTGACACTATTTATATCCCAGTTCCAGCGAGAGGAAGTGCAAGTGCAAAAGCAGCAAACACTCAAGTAACATTATCAGCAGCTACTAATACGAAAGTAACAGTAAGCATTGATAAACATTACGAATATTCAAAGTTAATTGAAGATATTGCAGAAGTTCAAGCACTAGCTTCAATGAGAAAGTTCTACACCGATGATGCTGGCTACGCACTCGCGAAGCAAGTTGATACTGACCTTTTTGCATTAGCAGAAGGTTTACAAGGTGGTACAGTAGGCGGTACTGGTGCAGCAGCATATGAAAATGCTGTTATCGGTGGTGACGGTTCTACTGCTTATACTGGTGATTCAACTAATGCCTCTGACATTACTGATGCTGGTATTCGTAGAATGCTACTAACTTTGGATGATGCAGATGTACCGATGGACAATCGTGTAATGGTAGTTCCACCAATCTGTGCTAATGACATGCTTGGAATCAACAGATTCACAGAGCAACAGTTCATTGGTTCTGGTGATGCTATCAAGACTGGTAAGATTGGACAGATTTATGGTGTAGATATCTTTATCTCATCTAACTGCCCAACTCCTGCGGGTACTGACAGAGCAGGTGTACTAATGCACAAAGATGCTTTGGTACTTGCTGAGCAAGTTGGTGTTCGTAGCCAGACACAATACAAGCAAGAGTACTTAGGTGACTTGTTCACTTCAGATACTATTTATGGAGTTGCAGAACTTCGTAATGATGCTGGTGTTGCGTTTGTAGTTCCGGGAAGCTAATAGTTAGCTAAGCTGTAACCCCTTTTAACGAGGGGGTTATTCTGAGTTAATTAGGAGTTTACATGCCTTTCTACGATTTTAAATGTAAAAATAATCATGTGAGTGAAGAATTACGCTCTTATGATGAAATGAAAAAGGGTATTGAATGCCCTAAATGTGGCAAACCTGCCAAAAGAATATTCTCAATTAACGATGTTAGACCTAGTTATGGATATGAAATGACTAGATTTGCTATGAGAGAAAAAAAACGACTAAGCAAGGATAAGTTTAATGGACATATTTAACGATACATCTACTACATTAGAACTAGAAAGGTTTAAAGCTAAGATTAGAGAAATCTGGTCAAGAATGCTAGATGAAAGTTATGACCAAATACATGATGAAGAAGATGAAGATTGTCCATCAAGAGAAGAGTTTATGTTAATGAACGCTTTAAAATTTGCTGATGAACCACAAGAAGAAACTGAAATTGATTCACTTATGAATATGC